GCAGCAATGACCCAACCACCTGAAATTGAGATGTACTGACCATGAAGGCAAATCCACTGCCTCCGATTGCCGAGTTGCGCCGCATGTTTGCGGTCCGCAGCGATGGCACCTTGATTCGCAAGACCAAAGTAGGCGGAGGCCGCAAGCCTGGAGACCCGGTTGGCAACCGATTGCGTGGCGGTTATTTGGGGGTCAGAATTCGCGGTGCTTCTTATTTGGCGCATCGCATTATCTGGGCAATTTGCAACGGCTCTGATCCGGGCAATTTTGATGTAGACCACATCGACCGAGACAAAACCAACAACCGCCCAGCCAACTTGCGGTTAGCTACGCGCAGCCAAAATTGCGCAAACAAGCCCACCATTGGCATTCATCGCCGCAAGTCTTCCGGCAAGTTCCAAGCTTACGTCTACAAAGACCGCATTTGCATCCACCTCGGCATGTTTGACACCGCCGAGGAAGCCAGAGCTGCTCACGCCGCAGCCAAAATCCAACTTTTTGGTGAATACGCTCATGTCTGATCAGTCCACAGCACTTACGACCACAACCGGCTCAGCCTTCAGTGGGATTCAAGCCTTTGAAGATGCGCAACGCATGGCGAAGTCGCTAGCTACCAGCACACTTGTGCCTCCCCATTTTCAAGGTCAGCAAGGTTTTGCAAATTGCTTGGTTGCGTTGGAAATTGCGCACCGCATGAGGATGTCACCATTTGTTGTGGTTCAAAATCTCCACATCATCCACGGCCGCCCCAGTTGGAGCAGCCAGTTCATCATTGCGATGATCAACGGTTGCGGGCGGTTCAGCCCGTTGCGCTATGAGATGAGCGGTCAAGGCGACAACTTGTCTTGCTATTGCGTGGCGACCGAACTTTCCACAGACAAAGATTTGAAAGGGCCAACCGTCACGATGGCGATGGCCAAGAAGGAAGGTTGGGCTACCAAGACCGGTTCCAAATGGCAGACGATGCCAGAGCTAATGATTCGCTACCGGGCTGCTGCATTTTGGGGCAGACTTTTTGTTCCTGAACTTTTAGTAGGCATCCAGGCAGAGGAAGAGGTGATCGACGTACAACCAGTGACCGTAAGTGAAAAGCCTCCGGCGGTAACGCTTGAGAAGTTGAACGAGAAAATCAAACAACCACCGCCGCCAAAGGAGGAAGTGGTACATGACGGGGAGATTGATGATGAGCTTTTCTGACTATTTGACGCCAAAGGAGCTGGCTGAGCGTTGGCGCAATATCGTCACGCTAAGCACGCTCGATAACTGGCGCTCTAGCCAGAACCGCGGACCAAGATTTGTAAAGATCGGCGGGCGGGTTTTATATCCGCTTGCCGAAGTCGAAGCTTACGAAACCCGCAACCTTCGCGGCATCCCCAACCATCCCCCTACTCAACGACCATGACCTTCAAAGCTAACGGCGCATTGTTCAAGAACACACCTGAAAAGCTCCAGCAGCGTTTGGGTGATCGGTATAACCCCAGCGCCAACTATCCGCTGTTTGATGGCACGTTCAGCATCAAGGAAGAGGATCGGATGGCGTTTGCGTCCTACGTGATGAACGCAGGGACAAACGATCGCGGTGAAATCCCGGTCAAGATCAGCGGCTGGGCCAAGCAGGCCAACAGCGGTCAAACCTATCTGAGCCTGGCGATCGAGCCGGACTTCAAAACCCAGAGGGCCATCCAAGAAAAAGAAACCGCGACAAGCGCTGCCCAGAGCCTAGCCAAGGCAACGGGTGGTGAGGTTGTCGAGGGTGATCTGTTCTAACGATCCATTAGCGCCAGCTCCAGCCGGGCGATCTCATTGACCGCCCGCTGGAGTATTTCCTGCTGGTGGTAGACCTGCTTGAGAAGCTGCCCTGCAAGCTTGCCGGCTTGCGGGGTGTTCTCTAAAAGCCGGCAGTCAGCTTCAAGTTTAAAAAGCTTTTCAGGCGGAATTTCACTGGACAGCCACTCACCAAAGTTCATTAGACCGGGGGCGTACCGTCCCCATGATGCCCATGCAATGCCCAAAGTGCAGTAGCAGGAACCACCGAGCACCGGTCACGAATAGTCAGTTTGAGGATCAGACCGTCCGCAAACGCAAATGCGCTGATTGCGGTGAGGTGTGGTTCACGGTGGAGCTGAAGGTGCCGGCCTATGCGGTGGGCTGGTCATCGGGGCACCAAAGCAAGCCCGTGCTGCGTGTGCCGCTGGAACTGGTAACTAGCTACGTGGAGCCGATGGATTCACGTGAAGCGCTGGCGAAAGCCAACCGCGAGCGGTGGGAACGCGCAAATGCTACGGAACGTAACGACCCCGCAGACTGCACCGGATACGGTGTAAAGTAGCTGCGTTCACCAATCGCCACATGATCACCAACTCTTGGATCAATCGCATCGGCGCTCTTGTGCTGTTGCTCGCGGTCTATACCGCCGGCCGGTCAGACGGCCATCAGCAAACCATCGCCGTGATGGCTAATCACCCCGCTTGCCATCAGGAGCTGCACCCATGACCACCACCACACCCCGCCGCTATTACTTCCGCATAACTAGCGCCAACATTTGCGAGTGCGTTTGGGCGCACAGCTTTACCGATGCCAAAGCACAAGCCGCCAAAGAGTGGCTGCCTTGGTGGAACGAGCTGGAATGGCTCAACCCCGAAACCGTTACCGACCTTCCGAAAGCATGATTCCAAGTGATTTCACCGCTTTTCAGGCTGGCATTCAAGAGGAACGCCAAAGGATGAAATTTTTGATCGACCTAAGGGTTGACCAACTCAAAGCTATTCCTAGTCTCAAGAACCGCTCACAGCTTTGCGAAGAGCTGTGGCGCCTCCGTCAATACTGCGACCTCGCATGAAATCCCACGAACTCGACCTAAACCGTGCCCGCTTCATGGACCAGATTTATGCGGCCAGTGGCCGTACAAGCGGCCTTTACACCGGGCTGTGGCAAGAATTTTGCGCCAGCTTGGGCGCCAATTTTTGCGACATTGATGGCGCTGACATCAAGTCTGATTGCATCAACGCAATTGGTGCAACGGACAGCGTGCTAGCCGAGAAACACGCGACGGCCTGCATGGAAGTGATCCGCAAGCACCTTTGCCGGGGGTGGGAATGACTAATCTCTCCCCCGCCGCGCAGGCAGTTTGGGAAGCGTTCAACCGAGACGATCCTGGCGTGTTTGTTGACTACGGCAACTGCTTGGCCGCCGCCCTGCGAGCTGTTATAGAGCAGCTTGGTTACTCCAACGTGCCAGAAGAATTTGCTCATCTAAGGCCGTTTGTTATTGATACCGATGACCTGCTTGCCATTGCCGACGAGTTGGAGGGTGTCAATGGCTAACGCCAACGACCGCCGACCCAATGGCAAAGGCCGCAATTTCACGGTGAACGTGCGCATGAGCCGCGAGGAGATCGAAGCCGCCAGACACCTCGGTGATGGCAACATTTCAATGGGAGTGCGATGGGCTGTTCGTTACGCCAGTTCGCGCAACATGAAGCCGATCAAGCTGAGCACGATGCTGCGATCTGCTGCGGTGCTGGCTGCTGACATGGAGGCAAGCCGTGGCTGACCAGATCAACCCCGACCACTACCGCCAAGGTGGCATCGAGTGCATTGACGCGATCGAGGCTGCTCTAACCCAGGAAGAGTTCCGCGGCTACTGCAAGGGCAACATCCTGAAATACGTTTGGCGGGAGCGCCATAAAGGCGGTGCGGTATCGATTGCTAAAGCCAACTGGTATCTGCGCCGGCTACTTGCCACAATGGAGCAATGATTTACCCGCCCAGCCTGAATTGGATTGAACGCTGGGCTGTGCGCACTTTGACGCGCAGCTCACGGGTTGGAATGCTGGTGGTGAAGGAGTTTGGCTCGCCCTTGCTGTTCGTTGCGCGTGACCGGGATGATTTAGTCATGCCGGCCGAGTTTGGCGAACCACCCGAACCAGCATCAATGCAACTGGAGCGGTTGTATCACGCGCCGAGTTATGGCGAGGATGAATGATTGTTTTATATGGCGGCCGTTTGGTGATTGAGCGGCGAAAGCTGTCTGAGAATTGGCGTGGCATTTTTAAATTGCCCCGCGACCAGGAGCGGATCATTGACCTGGGCACACCGGATGTGCGCGAAGCTTTTATCCGCGGGCAGTACCACTACATGGCGTTGCATCGCAAACAGCCAGTTGAAGAGGTGGCCGCGGCTTTTTACGACAAAGCCAAGTGCTGGAGTTGCGTCCAATGGTTACCGCGCTCTAACGAATGTTCGTTTGGGTTCCCTGAGGCCCGCCAAACTGGAGGTAGGTTTGCCGCTCGCTGTGAGCTGTACGACGATGGAACGGAAAATCCGGGAACGAATGGAACGGGGCGAAGGCCGCTGGATTGATGTGTTGGAGGTGGAGTTTGCCGAAGAGCCGCTCTATCGCGCCTGCGGTCAGAACGGCGCCATCTGCCGCTACACCAATGACCTGTGGCAGGCTGAGATTTACGTGCAGTATTACTGATTAAGCCACGAGGCGATTGCCCATTCACGCTCTGGCGTCCAAAACTCCTGCGCTCGATACCAAGCAATCCAATCGGTCTTGCCCTTGCGGCTGTTGCATGAAAGGCAACAGCTGATCAGGTTGGCACGTACGGTGAGGCCGCCATTGATCTTTGGCACCACATGGTCAAGCGTCGGGCTGCGGCCTAGCTGATCGTTGCAATAGGCGCACTGGTAGTTCCAGGCGAGGTGGATCTGATCGCGGGCGCCTTTGCGCGAGACCAGGCGGGTCTCATCAATGTGATGATCCATCATCCTTCTGGCCAGGGAGCAGAAACGCGGCGACCTCTAGGTCCACGATTTCGTCATCGGCGGGGATGAACTCGGCTAGCTGGCTGTAGATGTTGGCTGGTAACTCGTCTGGGTCGGTGTCAGAGCGCACGATGAGCTTGGCGGTGATCTCCACCAGGAAGGACCGCATGAGCAGACCGCTGCTTCCTCAATGGTAGTGACGGCAACCATGGTTACGAAATGCGACGTGCTGCGGCATACCAGCAGCGATTTGCGTCTAAGGTCTGCTGGCTCTTGATTGACCCATGACCTACAGCCTTGCCATCGGCACCCGCCACGTTGGACCCTTTCCGACTGCTGCTGCTGCCCAGTATTGGGCCGAAACCCATGGCGTTGATGATTGGAATTTGGTGGAGGTGGATGACCCGGCCGAGGCGCCGATACAGCTGGTTAAGGTTCGGCAAAAGGTGTGCAAATAATGCGCAAACATCGGAAACGTTCCGATTAACACCTTGAAATCACAAGGCTTTTCCGTCCCCTCTGACGGTTCTTCGCCAACTTACCGCTGGTTTACGGGCAGTCCCGCGAATCCCCGATAAGTCTCATTCGTTAACCATGTCAATCGGTTACGGTTAACGGCGTTTCCGGGCGGTTCCCGCGATTTCCTGCGAATCTGTGCGAACGGTGTGCGAATGAGATGTAACGTTACAGCGTTACTCACCAAATCCGACTACTGACTTTCTGACCACGATGCAACTCATTAACGGCGACTGTCGGGCTGTGCTCCCGGCATTGCCCGAGCAGTCCGTCCACTGCTGCGTCACCAGCCCTCCGTACTTCGGGCTGCGCGACTACGGCCACGATGGTCAGATCGGACTAGAGCAAACGCCCGACGCATTCGTGCAGGAGCTGGTGGAGGTGTTCCGCGAGGTGCGGCGCGTGCTGCGCGACGACGGCACGCTCTGGCTGAACCTTGGCGATAGTTATGCGGGTGCAGGGCCAAGCGGTGCCACCTACCAGAGCGAAACCACCAAAAGGCGTGAAGGGCAGCAGCAAGACGGATTCTTCAGGCTCAGCAAGACGCTTTCAGATCGTGGACTTACCTACGCCGACAAAAAACCTGTAGCGCCGCCAGGCTTTAAGAAGAAAGACCTCATCGGCATTCCGTGGCGCGTCGCCTTTGCGCTCCAGGCAGATGGCTGGTATCTCCGGCAAGACATCATCTGGCACAAGCCAAACCCGATGCCGGAGTCAGTGCGCGACCGCTGCACCAAGGCGCACGAGTACATTTTCCTGTTGAGCAAATCGCCTCGGTATTACTTCGACAGCAAGGCGATGCTGGAAGAAGCAAAAACAACCGCACCACACAAGCACTGGACAGAGCGTGAGCACGATCAGTCCATGTTGGCCAACAAACAGGCCAACGGCAGCAAAGGCAGACCTGTTGGAGTTGCAGGGTATTCAGCGCCAGGCAAACGCAACCGCCGCAGCGTCTGGACCGTCGCCACACGTCCATTCAAAGGCGCCCATTTCGCCACCTTTCCGCCAGACCTGATTGAACCATGCATTCTTGCGGGCTGTCCTGCTGGCGGCACTGTGCTCGATCCATTCAACGGCGCAGGCACCACTGGTGTGGTCGCGCTTAAGCATGGCCGTGATTATCTCGGCATCGAATTGAACCTTGAATATCTGGCGCTATCAGAACAACGCCTTGCCGGTACTCAACCCCAGCTGCAATTAGTCGCAGGTAATTTCCGTGACCCCGAATTAGCTGATTTAGGCGAGGTTGTGTGAATACCGTGCGAACAACCATTTCCGCATTCTCAAGCCCTTGTTTTTGATTCATTTTCTCGGAACCTATGCTGGTTCTTCGCCTTCAGATCTACCCTCCAGCGCGGTTCCCGCTGCGTCCTGATAGCTCACGGAATCCAATAATTCCGGGGGTTTACAGCTCACGCTGATTTGCGCAGATTCATCGCCGTTCCCGCCAATCGGTGCAAACGGTGTGCAAATGGCATGGAAGTGGATTGCCGACAAACGAGTGCAGGGACTGGGCACGCTGACGCTGCCGAGTGGCGTGAGCACTTGGTATGTGCGGTTCAGGGTGCCAGGCGGGAAACAGGTGATGCACCGCCTCGGTCGCGCCAACATCATCAACGCGACCATCGCCCGCGAGATGGCGATGCAGATACTCGCTTCCTCAATAAGAGGCGAGTACAAGGCACGCAACTACAAGGCCATCGCAATCGCCAGCCTGCTGGAACGCATCAAGCGCGAGCACTGGCCTCGGCTGCGCCCCAATACCAGACGCCAGCAGGAGATCCTTTGGCGCGTGCACTTACTGCCGGCCATTGGCCGTACAAAGGTTGCGGCGTTGACATCCGACGACGTTGCCCGCTGGTTTCATCAGGCCAGCGTCAAACCGATCACCGCCAACCGTGCGCTGGAGGTGCTGAGCAAGGCGATGAATCTGGCGGAGCTGTGGAACCTGCGCCCGCAGCATTCAAACCCATGCCGGCACATCACCGCCAATCGCGAGCGCAAGCGGCGCCGCTACCTGAGCCGCGATGAGCTAGCCAGATTGCTAGTGGCGCTCGATGAGTTCACCGTCACCACCAACCAAGTCCGGTTTGCGCAGTTGATCCGCCTGCTGTTGCTTACCGGCTGTCGTGTGGGCGAGATCCAGCGTGCGCAATGGGATTGGATCAACTTCGACGCCAGCATCCTGGTGATACCGGCCGCAGAACATAAGACAGGTGGCGATGGCAATGACCGCGTGGTGCATCTGCCTCCTGCCGCGGTTGAAATCCTACGTCAGCTGCGCAAACGCACCAATGGGCGCTGGGTCATCGCCGGTCGTGGTGATGCGCCGCTGGTGGCCTACAGCGAGCTGTGGGCGAAGCTGCTGAAGCGTGCTGGCATTGAGAATCTGCGGGTACACGATCTTCGTCACCAATGGGCCTCCACGGCCATCAGCGCCGGGCTGACGTTGGCGCAGATTGGTGAGCAGCTTGGCCACCGGAGCACGCAAACGACCCAGCGCTATGCCCACTTGATTGATGAGACCGCCGCGGCCAACGTGACGAAGGTAGCGGCGTTGATCAGCCTTTCGAAGCCGTAACGGCTAGGTCCGCGTTATAACGGCCAGTCTGGGCATAGGACCGTTCTGGCTGACCAGACACCAACATAAATTTCATTTGACCTATGCGTAACCCAGGCCAAATGGCTAGCGCGTGGTGTTGGCGGTTGTTTTTCAGTTCCATCGTCAGCCTTGATCCATTCCACCCTGGATCTGCCCAGCCTGCCTCGGCATGGTCCCAGCCTTCGCGTGCGCGGGATGACTTCAGCACAAACTGAGCGCCAACGTGATCCGGCAGGTTGAAGATTTCGCGGGTTTCAGCAAGGAACCATTCGCCGGGGTGAATCAAAAATGGATCGGTCTTGGTGTACTCATGGATTCCAACGATTTGTAACTCTGGGCTTTCCTCTTGCTCGATCATGATCCGATCGCCCAGCACCACATCCAAGCTGGCGGGGTTGAGGTTGTCTTCGTTGTACGGAGTCACCATGGCCTTCGTCTTGCAAAGGTGACGGATTTCGTAGTCTGGCAGGATCACAAAGGCTGGTTCAAGCGATCCAGAGTTTACCCTCTTCTACCCTGCGCCGCTTGAGGCCGGCTTCCACTGACGACCCGGGATTTCGGTACAACTGAAGCGCATTGGGCACATCCTTCCAACGGCGGTCCCTTAAACAACGAGTGATCGTATTAAAGTTTCCGTTGCCGTAGAAATGGGCGCCGAGGTTGTAGGCAAAGGAGGTGAGCGCCCCCCGTTGGTTGGCGTTCATTTCGCCCCAGTACGGGATCGTCTTGGCCAAGGTGTCGTAGGTGTACTTGACTTCATTGGCCAGGTACTGATCCGCCTGCGCCTGGGTGATCACATCGCCATAGGAGATAGACCGACCATCGGGGTAGCGGGTGGTGCCCCAGCCGATGGTGCACACACCAACGCCATCGTTGTATGCCTTGAGGCTGCAACCTTCAAACTGTTTGATGATCCTCAGGGCTGGTCCAAGTTCACCAGGATCAGCGGCCTCCACCTTGCCGCCAGCTTGCCAGGTTTTGTACCACTCAGCGTCGCGGCTGAGGATGCTGGCGTCAGCCTTGTTGATAGCCTCTTCCAGCATGGAAATGGCCGCATTTTGATGCGGCGTGCCCTTGCGGTAGTAGGTGAAAAAATCGAGGAGCTGCATGGCGTCAGAACCAATCAGGGTGTTCTTCCTTGATCTGATCAGCCAGTGCCACAACAGCACGGCAAGTCGCTTCATCGAGGGTGACATTGCCACCGCCAAACAGGAGCTTGGTCGCCAAGGATGCGATGAGCTTGGCGGCCGCTGGTTTGAGTTTCATTTCCGACGAGGAAAGACGACGCCCAGCACTTGAAGGACCAGCTGGAGCACGCTGTTGGCCTTGAGTGGGGTGTAAGCGAGGATCTCGCTGGTGGCAGCAACGCCGATGGCGATAGCTGTGGCAGTGTTGTGGTCCATGAAATCCATGGGTGGATAGCCTCAGATTACTGTTTGTGCATCTCTAACGCACGCACCCTGTTTTCAA